ACGGGAGTAGGGTTTAACCAGCAGCAGGTTTCTGGAAACAAGATAATAAAAGACGAGGTAGTTCCTAACTCCTCTAGGAGTGTTAAAACCTTTTACTTGGATTGGCCCTGGCAATAAGGACGGAATGGTATGGCTTCTTACAGATCATCTAGTCGTTATCGATTGTCATCCGGTGGGATGCTTGCTGAGCGCGTAGAGGAAGAGTCTAAGGTTTATTATCAGTACATATCTAGGCAGGGAGACACCTTCCAGATGTTGGCTGCTCGTCTTTTGAATGACGGCAATAGGTACTGGGAGTTGGCGGACATCAACCCACAGGTGCAGTGGCCTGATGCAATCCCAACCGGAACGGTTTTGCGTATACCAACATGATTATCAACTCCGGAAATCCGTTATCACCTAAGACTTACGTTTCTATAAACGGAGTTGAAGTGAACTACCGGTCTATTCAAACCATGTCTTTGCACCTGTCTAAGAACAGGCATGACGTTCTAGTTATCACTATGGCTGGTATCCCTCCAAAAGCAATAACTGACTACATCGATGCCGCTGTAGAAATGGGTGTTTCATCGGGCCAAGGCCGTAGGCAGGACTTTCGTGGGTACGTTCTTTATGTAGAGCCAGAATCAGACAGCCGTGGGGCTCTTGTAAACAGCAGCCCATTCCAGGTTGCAAAGATTGTTTGCTTTGGCGCATCTCTAAGTTTGATGGGTAAGAAACAGAGGATTTGGGATGGGGTCGGCATAAAGGATATTGCGTCTGAGCTGTGCTCGAACTACCACCTTAGTTTGGACGTCATCGACGACGGGTTTGTGCTCCCAAGACTTGCTCAAGCTGGGGAATCTGATTGGGCGTTCCTGGTGCGCATATGTGAGAAGTACGGCTACTCAGTAACGGTGCATGGAACGCATATGCACATATGGGACCCTTACAAGGCAATAGGACGGCGGCCTTCTTTTGAGCGCCTTATACCCCTTATAAGTGTTGCCAAGGCACGGCCTGGGGGCATCCTAAAACTTGAGGGGTCCTTTGGGTACCTAACTCCAGATGGGTATTCAACTGAGTTTGAAATGTCGATTGTGGACAACACAGGTGCATCAACAAAACTGCTGAGTAGCTATCTTGATACGACCTGGTCAGGCACTACTTTACGTTCTAAATTCCACAGTGCGCTGGTGGAGTCCGCGCAGACAGTGGAGGAGGGCGAAAAGCTTATGGAGGCAAAGAGGAAGAACACATTCCCATTTACGGCTAGGGCTCAGGTGAGTGCCGGTGCTGGGATTGTGCCTGGTGGGGTTGTTGAAATATCTGGGTACAACGCCAGCTTTGAAGGCCTCTGGTACGTAACGGACGTAGAGCATATAATAGGTGGCACCACTTACTACACGAACCTTACCCTTGGTAAGGACTTCAACACCACAACCACTTACGTAATACCACCAGTAGAACTGGCTCAAAAGGCGCCAGATGCAAAGTTTGTTTCTGGAGAATGGCGAGCAGTATCAGAAAGAGTTAACGCGTATGTATGACGGTATGAAAATATACAAAGCTATTGTTACGTCGTCCTCGCCGTCCTCTGGCTCTGTGTACGTCTCGATACCCTCGGCATTGGGTGCCAACATAAGTATTGGTGTTTCTACTATTGGAAGAAACGTAGTAAACGGAATTTGGAAAGTCCCTGAGGTGGGGGACCAAGTAGTAGTAGCAGTCGAAGACGACAAGTTTTCTAATATCTATATCCTTTCGATTTATGGTGAACAGCCTCCTAGCGAACCAGTTGTAGAGCAATTCTCTGCTACTGGTGGCACAATCACAGATTCCGGAAGCTACCGCTATCACACCTTTAACTCCTCCGGTACTTTTGCCGTTGTATCTGGATCAAAGACTGTCGAGGTTTTGGTTGTAGGTGGTGGTGGTGGTGGCGGAGGTAACGCTGATGCAACTACTGAGTACGCATTGGTATACGGCGGCGGTGGCGGTGGAGCAGGTAGGTACACCACAGCATCTTTAGCTGTGTCATCTGGTAACTACACGGTAACTATCGGGGCTGGTGGTGTATCAAATGGTAGTACTAGCTCCTTTAGCACAACGTCCGCTTTAGGCGGAAATAAAGGTGAAGATGGGCAGTACTCGGGACGTGGTGGTTACGGCGGGTTGTCTATGTTCTCTGGTGGAACAGGAAGCTCGGATAGCGAGGGTGGAAGTGGTGGTGGTGGTACTGGGGCGGCAGGTTCTCCATCGGTAGACGTAGATGGCGGCGCTGGCGGATCAGGATCAACCTGGAATTCATTTAAATCGTTTGGCGGTGGTGGTGGTGGTGGAGCAGGAAACGTTGAATTAACTTCTGGTGCTGGGTATGTGGGGCCCGCTGGGACTACGGGCGGAGGTGTTGGAGGAGGTTACAACACCAATGGTGGAAATGGAACAGCCAACACAGGCGGTGGTGGCGGCGGCCAAGCCGGAGCCAACGCTGGTTCTGGAGGTTCGGGAGTTGTAATTGTGAGGTATTTGCTATGAGTCACTGGGCAGAATTAGATGACACCAACACGGTATTGCGTGTTGTTGTATGCGATAACAACGACCCAAACGGCGATGAGGGTTATCAATGGCTCGTCGAGAATCTTGGCGGTAGGTGGGTGCAGACTTCTTACAACAACAACTTCCGCGGGGTGTTTGCTGGTACTGGGTTTGTGTACGATGAAGAGTCTGACGAGTTTGTAAAGCCCACGGAGGAGTAAGGGGTAACTATGAAATCAATAAAAATACCATTCCAATTCAGCGGTGGCCGCGTTGAAACTACGACCTCTGAAACTGTCATTGCCGAACAAAAGATTGTTGACGTGCTTACTACAAGCAACTTTGAACGGTTGATGAACCACCGTTATGGAGCTGGTATTAACTCACTGCTTTTTGAACCCATTGACGAGCTAACAGTTATTGACTTTAAAACAGATGCCGTAGCAGAAATTAAAGCAAATGTTTCTAGGGTAAACGTCATGGACATCCGAATGTCACCAACAAACTCAGTGGCTGCGTACGGCTCTCCGGAAACAACCATGGGTGTCACAGTTGTTTACCGCCTACCACTGGGATCCGCGCAAATCGTCAAATTCAATGTTGCAGTTCCCGGTGAACTGAACGAAGACTCAATTATCTAGGAGATACTATGGCCCTCGAAAGACCAGGTTTTGATTTTGCCAGCAGGGACTACGACAACATTCGTAGGGACCTTTTAGCCAGGGCAGCTATAACGGTTCCTGAATGGACTGATCGAGACAACTCAGACTTTGCAATGATGATGGTTGACATGTGGGCGTACATGGGTGACATCATGCACTACTACATTGACCGCGCTGCGGCCGAAGCCTTCCTAAGCACAGCAACACAACGCGAAAGCGTTTTGGCTATCGCCAACTTGTTCGACTACACGCCTCGAAACCGTACCGCTGCAACGGCAACTGTGTACGTATCAAACTCTTCTTCATCATCTGTTTCTCTAGCAGCAGGAACATCGTTTTCTGCGATAACCGAAACTGGTTTGCTTGAGTTCTACTCAACCGGAACTGTGACCATTGGGGCCAGCGCCGGGTCTGTGGCTGTTCCGGTTAGGGAAGGTAAGCAGATTGCGTCAGAGCAACTTACAACTGGATCGTCTGGCCAAATTGGTCAAAGGTACTCGTTGTCACAAGTCAACGCGCTTCCTTCTTCCGTCCGTGTTTATGTTTACGAGAACGGTGTAACTCCAATTGAGTGGACGCGTGTTGACGACATCAACACCGTAGCCTCTGGTGTCAACGCATTCTCGGTGTATGTGTCTGCGTCTAATGAAACACAGGTTGTGTTTGGTAACCGACTTAGCGGCCGGGTACCTCCCACTGGCACCCAAATTGTGGCAACTTACTACACCACAAGCGGAAGTAAGGGCAACGTTGCTGCAAACAAAATAACCTCGTTTAAGGGAAGTGCCCCAGCAGGGTTGTTTGTGAGTTCATCTACGTCAGCAATTGGTGGTACTGACGGAGAAACAATTGACTCGCTAAAGGTGTCCGTTAAGTCATTGCTTAAGGCCCAAACCCGAGCTGTAACTCTACAGGACTACGTTGACAAAGCGCGGTTGATCGAGGGTGTTAACAAGGCAATGGCAAAGTTTGATGCAGACCCTACTAATGGTGGAGGCAGCGTTACAATTTACGCCCTTCCCTACATTGAAGGGTACTCAACTGGAACAGGTGCTTCAACTCCAGTAACTATTACTGTTGACAACGTTGTGGGCGCGATGAGGACCAACATCGTAAACACACTTAAGGACCAATCAATGCTTGGAGTAAAAGTTCTTGCAGCCGCTACTATCACGACAGTACCCAAGGCAGTGTCGGCAACGGTAACGATTGAAGATAACTATGTAAGTAGCAGTGTAAAACTACAAATTGAGGCAGCAATATTAAACCTGTTTGGTCTTGAGAATATTGAGTTTGGTCAAGATCTGAACCCCGGTATGGTCTACAAAGCAATACACGCGATACCTGGGGTGCTGTACTCAACCGTGACAATCACAGGGTCAGCTCCTACAGCGGTGCAGTTAATCCGTAATAACTCAATAACAGTCACCGTATCTGGTGGCATCAGCACATCGGTGTAATTTATGGCCCGTAAATCATTTACCGTACGTAAGTTTTCAGATACCAACACCGCAGTTGGATCATGGTTGCGATACGAACCCGGGGTTGGTGTTGACGACGACACAAAGCTCAGGGCGGATGACTTAATTGTTGCTCCCGTTTTGTCTGACATATTCAATGAAGGCTACCCGTCTTCCAGTGTTGGGTTCTTCGAGGCATACGTAGACACATACGAAACCGTCAGCCTGTTGTGGGACGCTCCGTTGGTAGAAACAATCCCTAACACTGGAGTGCCAGTTCCCACCAGCCTTGTTTTGGTGTACTCCAGCCTTGGTGAACCCGCGACCATAAACGATGGAATCTTCTTGATTGAAACGTCAACAGCTACCGAGTACACGCACGTTGTTCCGGAGGGTAAGTGGGCGTACTACACAATATTCGTAAAGTATGAAGACAACATTGGAAACGTGTTTTACGAACCAGGATCGGACCTGTCTGTCCTTGTGCCAAAAAAGTACAACAGTGGTGCCGACATGTTTTCAAAGGTGCCAATTTACTACCGGCTTAAAGATGGGGAACTAGACAGTTCGGGAACAGGTGGCCCTCTCGAAAGATACATCTCTACCTTTGGGTTTGAGGTGGACCGGATGCGCACGACCATCGACTTCCTGATGACATGCAAAGACCCAGAGATCTCCAACAGTTATGTGCTTGACGTGCTATCCAAGGACCTTAGTATTGGGTTGCTTAGCGAAGAACTTGGGCCGTACCGGCTGCGTAACATTCTAAATAGCATTGGCAAACTGCGTCGTGGTACTGGCGCAGAACAAAGCATCAAGGATTTTTATACAGCCCTTACTGGTTCAAACGTTACAATTGACACGGTAAACAAACAGATCATCGTAGACGCACAGCGGGCTAACCTGCTTAAGGACCCTAACATTGTTTACGGGTTGAGCGGTGGTGTTGACGGTGGTTCTCCTGCTACAACAGCGTTCTCAATAACTTACGAAGCAGGTTCGCCAGGAACAGCTAGCAGCCCGTCCAGCTTTACTGGTACGTCCAGTGACGTACTTGTTGGGTCTTCAGGAACTGTAGGTTCCATATCCGGCAGCGGAAGTGCAAGTGTTCCCTGGGTAGCAACCATAACTGGTTTATCTTCAGCAAGTGCGGCCACGGTTGGGGACGGACTTTCTGCAACCTCTGGAACTGGTTCTTTGTTTGGAGGCAGCCCTTCAATTGTGGAAGTCACGTCTGTTGGAGCGTCTTCGGTTAGCTACAAAGTTGTAGGTGGCACAACTCCAACGGCTGGTTCAGTTACTGATGTTAGGGTTGTGTACTCAACAACTTACGACGGAGGTACGCCTGCTGGAACTGGGCTAACTGACATTAATGCAAACCCACCTTTATGGGTTTCGTTTGCTGATACTAACCCGCTAAACCCTAATGTCAACGTTCTACAGACCGCTAACGCGGACGTGCGCGCGGTGTACGGTGACACCCTCTACTTCTCGGTTCAAAACGAAGCAACAGTTAGTGTGCAAAACTTAATTACAAAAGTTGCTTTGTACA